GTCTTTACTTTTTGAGGTTGCTAATTCCTTAACAGCCGCCGTAGTTGTTTTTGATTTACGGCGTATAAAACTTTTACCAAAATGTGCAGTAAAGTCCGCACTAAAACCTCCAGCCATAATAATCCTTTATAATAGTTTCGTTTTATGTTCAGACATTATCAATGATGCATATGAAGACTTGAGTACTTTAATATCTCTTTTAGCTTCGTTCTGTTCAGTCTCCCAATCGTAATAATATACAATACCCCTATCATCATGTGGTAAATCCCTATAGGTGTCATAATCACATTTTATCTTATATGCAGGAATAGGATCTCTCTCACCCTTTTGTTCAACTCTATGTCTGAGAACGCGTTCATAATGATGTATTCCTTGTTGTGCAGCAGGAATAGAACCATATTTATTTTTTATATAAGTAATAAATTCTCTTGTGCCTAACGGCCAATCCCAAATTGGATCATGTATTTCATTTATAGCAAAAAGTAACCAAGTAAATTTTACATCGCCATAAAGTTTGTGCGCTGTTACATCCGGCCGTTCATTTTCTGGTACAGAATATGGTAAAAATTGAACGATTGAATCTTCGAGAACGGTTTTAATTTTTGTTCTATTCATGATATCAACAGCAATTTTTAATTTAGTTGGTTCCTTTTCACCTGTAACATTATAAGCTATTTTAGGATAATGTGAAAAAAATTCTGACATATTAAAATCCCTCCTTAACCAGTTTACGATGTATCACGGATAATTCCTGAAATTCTAATGTCATATTCACGGATACTGGATCCGATGAACCCTCAAAAAATGCAACGGTATCCTGTGTAGTATAATCTAATGACATATCCGATAGTACGGATCTACCTATTCTAAATAGGGGGTTTGTCTCGTCAGCTCCTAACTTTTCAGATAAAGGCTGTCCATTTATGTAAAAGGTTATCTCAAATTCATCTGGATAGTTGAACATTCCTATAGGTGCCGCATCGGATGAAGGTGAATCGTGATCTGGGTGCATGGCCATTTTAAATGCCTTAACAATCTTTTGAACCGTTTTAGATTCGTTTGAACTCCTAGGCATCATATTAAAAGTAAATTTATGATTACGTAATTGTGTAGGGCCTTTATATGCGGCTACAATATAAGGATTTACTGACTTTCCTCGGGCAGCTGACATAACTGATTCCATCGCTTCTCCACCCACCATACCCAAACCCTTCTGTCCAATATCGGTGGCCATCTTTCCCCATTGTCCACCCTGAGTCAATCCTTTGAACCAGCCCTCAGTAATCGCGGTAGCCAAAACTGCAGTATCAGTACCGGGGTCGTTTTTGGCTTTCTGATATGCACTAAAGTTACTACCTGTCATACCCTCAATATTTTCATATTCTGATTTATATCCAGTAGATAATGCATCCGGAGGAATAAATAGTGCTATATCACAAGTCGGTGTACGTCCTTTAAAAGAACTACCCTCAAACTGTACCCAATGTTGTAGGCCTCCTGTTCCGCCGCTTCCTTCTGTCTTCGCGGAACCCAATTCAGGTGGCCATTGCAAGCCTGTAACACTCATAGTTTATCTTTCTATAAAAAATGTTAATTATTATTACTACTATATATTTATATGGCATACAAAGGGAAGTTTCGGCCTCAAAATCATAAAAAATACAGAGGCGACCATACTAAAATTATTTATCGTTCTGGGTGGGAATTAAAGTTTATGAACTACCTAGACCGACAACCTGAAGTTATATCTTGGTCAAGTGAAGAGGTAATTATACCCTATCGTTCTCCTATTGATAATAAAGTACACAGATATTATCCCGATTTCTGGGTTAAAACTCTTCAAGGTGAGTCATTAGTAGAAATCAAACCAAAAAAGCAAACACGACCCCCGAAAGAGAATCCAAAACATAGAAGACGATATCTTAAAGAAGTAAAGGTTTGGGGTATCAATAGTGCCAAATTTAAAGCTGCTGAACACTTCTGTAAAGCCAAAGGATGGGAATGGCGCATAATAACTGAAGATACATTTAAATTAACTAAATAGTTCTAGTATTTTAAATAATAAAGGAGAATATGGCGGCACCATTAATAGGAGCAGCAATTACAGTTGTTACAACAGTAGGAAGAACACTATTAAATGCGGTCACAAACGCGGTTAGAGGTGGTACACAACAGGTACTTCAAAAAGCTTCAACTAAATGGTTTAATAAAATTGTTAAAACCAAACTTGCTAAATATGCATTAAAACAAATGAGGACACCGGGCCAGATATTAGCCCAGTCTGAACGAACAACATTTTGGGAAGCTGGTGGTATGTATTTTTTTGCGTACGATCCTAAACACAAAAAAACATTACCATATTATGATATGTTTCCTTTAGTGTTACCAATAGAAAGATATGCTGATGGATTTTTAGGTATTAATTTTCATTATCTATATCTCAAGGATAGAGCCATATTACTAGATCAACTTATGGCATTTGCAAATAATAAAGAATTAGATGAAACAACAAAAATAAAATTATCGTATCAAAGTTTAGGAAATTTTACAAAATATAGAAGAGCAAGGCCTTGTATTCACAGATATCTAGATCAACATATGAGATCACCTATGGTACCTGTTGGAGCTGAAGATTGGGGTACAGCACTATTTTTACCTGTAGAAAGATTTAAGGGAATGGACAAAACACACGTTTGGGCCGAAAGTCGATCTATTATGCAAAACGTTCACTTATAAGGAAACATAATGTCGGGAACACCTCTGAGTCCTTCAACCTTCATGTCAAAAGTTGGTATACAAGGAGGGATATCAACCAAAAATAAATTTTCGGTTATGGTAACACCTCCCCAAGCGGCCAGCCTTGCTAATGCGCCGGATATACAAATTCTATGCCATACAGTAACTTTGCCCGGAAAATCATTCAGTCGAACAGAAGATAGAATATATGGTGTAGATGTTCAAAAACCATATGGTATTACATTTGAACCAGTATCATTGTCCTTCTACAATACAAATAATTTTAAAGCTAGAAGATTCTGGGAGAAGTGGTTAGAATGGATACAACCAGCTGGTTCGCGCAATATTCGATATTATTCAGAGATGATAGGACAGATACAAATTTATCACTATTCTGAGGATGTAAAAGAACCAGTTCCGGGTGAAGAAAATTATGTCATGACATTAAATGAAGCCTATCCCATGTCTATAGAAGAAGTAGAACTTAGTTGGGAGAATCAAGATGTAATGGACTTTCAAGTTCAAATATCATATAAAGACTGGAGTAAAAAAATCTCCGAAGGAAGCCGCGGTGGAACTAGCGGCGGAAGCGGCGGTCAATCGAGCGGCCCCGCCGGCAAAGAAATGATGTAGTTATACAAAATAATTATTAAAACCATGAAAGGAATAGATTATGGCATTACCAAAAGTGGCAGTAGCCACTCATGAATTGACAATCCCTTCAACGGGACAAAAAATTAAATACAGGCCTTTTCTTGTAAAAGAAGAAAAGTTATTAATGATGGCAGCTGAAGGTGGCGGTGAATCAATAAGTCAAGCAATAAAAGATGTTTTACAGGCATGTACTCAAAGTAAACTTGACATTCAATCACTTGCACCTTTCGATATTGAATACTACTTTCTTCAACTAAGAGGAAAATCCGTTGGTGATGATATCAAACTTAGTTTACTACGGCCTGAATCAATGGAGTGTGAATGTAGTAAAGATAAGACTTGTAATATAACACTTAGTATTGATGATATAGAATTAGATGAGACAAAAATAAGTGATGGTAAAATAAGTATCACTGGTGATATTGGAATAAAATTAAAATATCCAGATTTAGATGCCATGCAAAGTTTTGTGGGAACGGACAGAACACCAACTGCGGATGAAGTGTTTAAAATAATATCAGATAGTATTGAATATATTTGGGAAGGTGATGAGATATATAAATCAAGGGATGCAAGTAAAAAAGAATTAAATGATTTTATAGAATCACTAAATTCGGAACAATTTACTAAGGTTAGAGGATTCTTTGAAGATATGCCAAAATTATATAAAGAGGTTGATTGGGTATGTCCTGAATGTAAGAAATCTGTGAAGGTAATGTTGGAGGGAATAGACACTTTTTTCGTATAGCGCTGAATCACGATTCCCTGGAAAATCACTTTAAAACAAACTTTTCCATGATTCAGCACCATAAGTGGAGTCTTACAGAATTAGAAAATATGATTCCGTTTGAAAGACAAGTTTATATTATATTGTTACAACAATGGATTAAAGAAGAAAACGATAGAATAGCAGAACAAAATAGACAAGCTAAACAAAGGAAATAAATGGCTGCAGCCGAACAAAATTCAAATGCTAAGTTAAGTGAAGTTAGTTCTAAACTTTCAACATTAAATAACTCCCAGAATACCGGTCTAGGTAATCTCAAGTCATTAACAGAAACACTAGTTTCACAGGGTAAATCTGCGGCCGATACTGCGGAATCAGTAGCTAGAGTGACAAGAGAAAATCAAAGAGAAGCAGCTAGAGCCAGAAAAGATAAAGTTGGTGCAATGGATGTTAATGTTCTGAATTGGCAAACGCAAGATGGAGGAATATTTGATACATTAGCCAATATGTTGGCTATGAAATTTGCATGGGGAGGATTAGGTTTAGTTGGTTTAAGTACAGCAGTTGTGGGTGCAATATCTGGTGCACTTATAGGGGCCGCCGCTGGATTGACAGTAGGTTTTCTAAGCATGTGGAAAGATATCTTCAAATTT